ATAAGAGTGATCATATAGTGAATATGGAGGGGATTCACCTTCATAAATCAAACTAAACCAATCCGCATAACTAATGCGCATAGAACTGCAAGTATCATAAATATCTGGCATGTGTTTCTTAATTGCTTCAAGAATCAAAGAGGATTTTTCGTAGTACACCTGAGGAGTATGATGCGATAATTCCATAAATGCATTACGAACATTTTGTGGAATGACTTGATATGGATCATTTTGCCCTTTAATCCAGTACAGAGATTGCAAGATAACATCCACATCTAAAGGACATCTGGTGATTGCATTGTTGCGATATTTAGCAAATTTTCGACCAAGAAAAGAAACAGTACGGATATTATCATCATCATGGTTTTCACTTTTAGACCAGTGAACAATCTTAATTCCAAAACGCCTCATATAATGTTCCGCAATATCTTCAACCTTAATGCCAAACTTACCAAAAATTTTGATGTAATTATCATCTCCATATACTTTATAGAAGAATTCAGTGTTGCGCAATTTAAGATCCATCATGAGGATGGTTTTATCAACAACATACCGACACATACTATTACACCAAACAGTATTCCAGGCTCCAGATTTAACACCAAACGTCTGAAAGATCACATCTTCATAAATGGTTTTACCATTAACTGATTCTTTCCACATTTTAATACGTAATTTTGAATACTGGTCATTGTACCACCAATTAACAAGCATGATACAGACGGTCATCGCAACATCGTAGGGCACATTCCTGTCCCATTTAATGGCGTCTGCACAAAGTGTAGAACCATCTTCTTGTTCCGCTTGGTGTTCCATATTTGTCCAATCCATACCATGAGGGTTTATACCAACAGCAATTAATTTAGTATTGTGAAAGTGTTGCATATAAGCAAAGAAAGAAGCAAAATACTTACGGCCAAGTAGTTGAAACAAAAATGCACCTGCACTAATAGCTCGAGTGTCCCCGGATTCAACTTTACTTAGTTTAACCGTTTCATCCTTAAGGCACTCGGCCCATAAAACCTCAACATCTTCATCGGCCATAAGTGCCCTATCAAGTTCTCTATAGGCATCCCAAAATTCTTCTTTGAATTCCATCACATCATTAACAGTTTCAATGAAATCATTCTTACCTTTCTTAGCTCGAAGACACAATGGATATCCGGGAGATGTTTTACGATCAATTGCAGGAATACCAAATTCCTTATCTCCATTAAGAACTTGTGTCTCATTAAGTATGAAATTCCACATTGGATC